CTACTAGATTTTCACCCCATGTGAAGTGCAAGAACTTGGCGTAGTTATCGAACACCTTAACCCTTGGCTCTGACTCGTAATACATTTTCAGCATTTCATTTAACCAAAGTGCGGCATCGGGATCGTGGTTGCCTCTTACGTTAATTAACCAGACCTCATCATGGGCTTCGAGCATCCGAGTCACCAGACGCTTATACAACTGGCCAGCTCGGTTAATTATTCGCCCAGCCCGACCGTCAACATCGAGAGGTGTGTCGTTGCCCGTCATATTTTTTAGCGAGTTGGCGTGAAAGAAGTCACCAAGGTTAACCAGTACCCCTGTGCCTGCGTGATTGCTCGCATGAGACAGTGTGTCTACGGCGTTGAACAATGTGGTGCAGGCAATGTCTAAATCCCAAGCAGGCCCGCCAGTCTCAGGAGGCCATGCAAGGAGACCCAAGTGATGGTCACCCAATAGATAACAGGCCAGTAGGTCGTTGTCTTTTTTGTGTGTCGGTTTTTCGACAGCAGTTGCCTTTCCTGCAACATCCTCAATTAATCCTTCCTTAAAACTCTCTAGCGCCTGCTCGAACAATGCCTCTTTGTCTGCGCTTGATTTAACCCACTGGCCAACAGGCTGGCCCTCATCGTTGTAATAGGTCGATACGCCCTTAACGGTAAAGCCATCGGGTACTGCGTGTACCATATCGTGCTCAGGGGAGTAACCTTGCTTCGCGGCTCTAGCTTTAAGTCGCTGACACATACCCATGACATTGCGCTCAGTGATACCAATTTCTAACGAAATCTCTCTAACGGATATTCCTTCCATTCTCATTGTGCAGACTTTGGTCTGCTTGTCTGACTCACAATACGGTAATAAAGCTTCCCAATCTGTCATAATCCACCCCCCAAGGTGGTTAGGTTTGTAATACGCCTGCCGCTCTTTCGTTAGCCTGAACAGTGCGCCAAGCTTCAAACCAGTCCTCTGCGGCCTTGTAATCAACTCGTGCCTTGATCGCCTCTGTGCGAGCTTCTATCGCTTTTTCCCTGAACTCTTTGTACTCGTAGTCATCCTCGGCTCTCATCTCTGCCTCAGCCACACCGCACCCACAGTCCTTATGCTGTAGGGCGATCTTGGCTTTAACGGATTTGAGTGCTCCTTCTAACAGGCTCGCGGCCTGCTCTTTGTCTGCCCAGTTGTGACCGGCTTTTGTTAAGCGCTCGTATACGGCGTTCGGATTCATAGGCTATCTCCACATGCTTCCTGATTAGTGGTTGCAAATACTCTGGCGCGTCTGAAAGCATCTCTCGCCGCTTGTCCAGCGAGCGCTCCTGTATGATCTCCCGCGCATAATGTCTCGGCCATTTCACTGATCCACCTCTTCCTAAGAATCCTTGACGCCGGTTTCTGGTATCTCATCAAGCCGTTCTCTTGCCGCTTATCAAGCAGACACTGAGACTGCATCTCGGTTAGAACAATGCTCATGCGATGCCTGCAAAAAATCGTAGGTACTTTATGCAACATATCGTTCAGAGTAAACTCCGAGCCCGATTTATAAGTTTCTGTTTCCATTATAGTTTGTATCTGCTCTTTTGTAGAGCCGTTCTTTCGCTTCATCATTAGTACCCCTTTATTAGTATTGTTAGGATTGCGATAAAGTTGGAAGCATCGATGTCGCAATACGCGCAGTCAATCAGGGCGACACTTAAGCCGCCCTCGCCGAACACGTCAGAAATCCTTAGCAGCGCAACGCCATCATCGCCATCCGTGTACAGACAGCACTCCATGTCGGCATCAAACAAAAATGTCGGCACGAAAGATGTCTTCCACTCATAGAAGTCGTCTTCTGTCTCAAAGTTAAAGTTGATTAAAATTTCTTCCATTTTCATTTCTCGCCCCCCACTAACCGATAGCTCGCATACACCTTGCCGTTGTGGCCTTTTTTAACCACCGTCTCAATCTGGTGTCCCTCAGCTCTTAAATCGGAAATTCTAGCCGCCAACCTCATGCAACCAAATCGCTCTAGTGCAAGCATTGGATTAAGCTCATTTCCTTTCTTTAAGTGGTCTAAAATATCAGATGACTGACTCATACTCTTTCTCCCTTGTTTAAAACGCCCTTCAGGGGCCCTGTAACGCTCTGTGAACGATTTTATCGACAAACCAATGCCAAGGCATAGGTCTGACACAAAATTGATTAATGAACCTCTGAAAGCCCTTTTTCTAACATGACCATTTCTGTGAAGAAATCCATCATTTCGTCCTGCTCTAGACTTGTGTAAACATTGATACCGTCATCGTTGATCAAAATGCTGATGTAGTCTGTGTCTGTGTCTTGCATCGCTTTCGCTATACGCTCGTAAATTGTCATTTAAAAAGATTCCTTATCTCTGCTAATGTTTTCTCACCCGCCTTTCTTGCGCGCTCTTGAGCGCCCTTGTCTTCAAGCGCAGCGCTCGGCTCAAATGGTTTGTGGCAAATTGCCTCCCATGACTGCATTCCTCCAGAGTTACGAGCTAGCCCTAAAAACTCAGGTAGCGATGGAGGAAACGGCTTAGCAGAATCCCTAAGCGCCTTTAAGCCTACTGCGATTTGTTCTTGCTTTAGTTCTCGCAGGCCAAGATACCAAGTCTCGTTTGGCTCTTCGCCCTGCGCGTTGGTCCACATCGTTCCGTACATCTCGGTCATGCGTAACCAGAAGCGATCAAGAACTGCGCTGGATACGTTCTCGTAGTTTTGCCGCCGCGCTTGCGGCTGTTCCAGATCGATATTGGTTATTAGACTGTTGATTGTTTTCATTGCGCTCTCCCTTTAGCTCAAAAAGACCGGCCCATCCTTTAAAAATACTCTGCTCAATTATTTTTGTTCTGGTCTCTTCATCGAATTGTTCAAGAAACTTTACCTGTCTGTCAATAGCAAGCTTTGTTAATGGCTTTCTTAACTGCTTTCTGTGATTAACCCAATCTAGCCAATTACTACATATATGTTTTATGGGAGTATCTATAAGAGTATTATGTGTCACTGTGACACTACCCTTGTAGCAGGTTGACACATCGGATGTATCAGATTGACACATCATGAGAGTGTACATATTGCTTGTTTTGATACCCTTCTCGGACCGGTTTTCGGTCACAATAAATCCCTTCCTTTCTAGCTCTGCTACATGGCGAATGACGCTTGATCGACTACACTCCGCAACTGCAGCTAGGTAATTGTGAGATGGCCAGCACTGGCTTTTCTCATTCGCAATATCAGCCATGGCAATCAGTATCAGCTTTTGCTGAGCGTTGCCTACCCTAGCCTTTACTGCGGCAAAAAGATTTTTCGAACTCATAACTTCTCCCTGATTTGAGCACTATGATATAGTGACCAAGTTGGTTTACTCCCTTTACCAACACTACTCCCTAGCACTTTCCTAGTGCAAGCCCCTCTTCCCTCCGGAGGGGCTTTTTTTTAAACCAGTAGGTCGTTAGGCGTAATATCTAGCGCGTAGCAAATGCGCATAATCGTTGACCACTTGAGGTCGTCAGACCTAATGATCTGAGTGACCCTTTGAGGGGTCACATCAAGCTCTCTTGCTAGATCGGCCTTGCTGACCTCGCGCTCTTTCATGCGGAGCTGAATAAACCGTGACAGACTAGAATGGGATGTCATCTTCAAAATCCTCCTGAATTACCTGCTTGGCTTTCTGCATGGCCGGTTTCGCTACCGCGTCTTTAGCCTTGACCGATAAAGAGAAAAACTTCTTACCCTGTTTGCTCTCTTTAACCCAAGCAGACAGATAGTGATCTACTCCGTCAACATCTATCGAACCTGTAAAATCAGGCTGTGTTTCGGTTTCTTTTCTGTCATTGCGGAACAGTACTCCGCGATTTGTGTTGTCATAATCCATTATGCCGCACTCCACTCGTTTGATTTCATTGCTGTACGCTCAGCAGTGGTAAAGATTCCACCCTTGCTAGGCGCTCTCCATAGAAGCTTTGCCGCTTCCTCATCTTCCATGACAAGCTCTTGCCATGCCTCTTTGGCAGTCGATAAGTCACCGCACGCGATGCCCGTCTGAACCGCCTCGATTGTCGTCCAGTTATCCCGAACGCAATTCATATACTCAACCCACTGATTGAGCACCTCAACCTCACCCTGCTGACTGATAGCACCGGCAACTTCATCCGCTGAGGCTATCTCAGAGCCCGCCAGAGAGCCGTGTAGGAACGCTAGCGCCCGACCAATAGCTGAGGTCTCCGCGTTCTCTAGTGCGCTCGTAGAGTTGATTTTGGACGCCCTACGGAATTCTTCCGCATGACCAACAGAGACAACGCTACCGCTAGGGTCAAGCACCGCCGCCTTCACGATCACCTTGTCCTCGTCAATTGAGTAGATGTCTGTAATCAGCTTGTGATCCTTGTACGACTCTCGGAACTCGGCCACACGAAGTGCAACCGTTTTGTATTCTTTGCCGTGAATGTTTACTTTTCCGTCACTCATTTTATTCTCCATACCACATGTCGTGGGCTTCACCATTTTTAATCTTGATAGACTCTTCGTTGATAACGCTATTTACGATGTCGAACAGTCGATCTTTATCACCAGAGGTGCAGGCATCAAACATCGCCAAGAAGCGGTTCTGAATTGCTTTTTTCTGGTCGGCAAATGACGCTTCCGAATTAGCGTACTCGCCAATCATTAGCTCACAGCAAACGTCCGCGTTGTCCTGCACCAGTTGATCTAGCGCATGGTCAGCGCAAGTCCAGCACAATCTGCCCGAGGCGATTACTACTCCGCAGTCTTTACATTCCATAACGATTTCCCTCACATTCCAGTTCAGCGTAGCGCTCAGCGAACCCAGCCATGTAGTCTGGGTCATCATCGAGCGGGTTTGAGTTAAGCTCAGCATCAACGTAGCCACACCAGCGCAGCCACTCCGCGTATTCAACCTTAGATAGCTCGTCCATATCTCCCTCCATAAACCTAGTCAATTTCGCCAAAGTCAATAAAGTCTTTCGCATAGCGAATAACCTCGGCAACCGTGTAGTCGGATTGAATATCCCAAACATCGGAGCTTCCGTCCTTAAGCAAGATATCAATGGCAAAGCCATCGAAATCAATTGCGCTGACCAAAGCCAGACGCTTTTTGCCGAGCGCTTTTTTGATTTGTGCGATTGGGTTTTGCATGGTTTGGCCCTCCAGCCGTATGGGCCTCCCTTGACCCGACAAGACAACGGTAACCTATCTGTTTACACAATGCAAACAGTTTCGTTTATTTTATTTAAGTTTTTTTTGTGGTTTACTGAGAGAACTCCAATGGAGTGTTAATTGCACATTGCCCCTTCGGGGGCTTTTTTGTGTGCTAAAAAAAAGCCCAACTGTTGGCGCAGTTGAGCTTCTTTATTTAGCGTAACAAGTAGTTACACAGATCGTCTAAGAAACATTAGTGTACCTACCTTGAGATAGAAATCAACAACTAAATTTGGAACCAATTTGGTTCTACTTTAAGTATTGGCCGGTCTCGATCATGTAGGAAATTTCATTTGCGCGGTTGGGGGTCTGCTCTGCCCATTTTGAGTCGAGCATTTCTTTTGCGGCTTGCTCGTATTTTCCTTCGGCGATGTATTTAAGGGTTTTCTTGAACCCTAAAAACTTCGTCAGGCCGAGCTGGAATAGCATGGATACCAAAGCCTCTTGCCGCGTCTGATTGAGGTCGTAAAACCACGAAAACACGCTTAGCTCTGAGTAGCATCGCTCGATGTCGTTGCGAAGCAAATAGTTTATTTCATCATCTGACAGGCCGAGTCCCATTTCGGGATCAAGGCAACGGCCGACGCCAACTGTGATGTAACCGAGATGATCCTCGTAAGCAAACTTAGAAACACCCTCTTGTCTCTTAAGCATTCTGAGAAGGTTGTCCATTATGATCCTCGAATTATCTTGCTCATTTCTGGGGATACAAAATGTGCCACTTTGGTATCGACAAGATTAGCAATCATAATTTCTGCGTCTTCTCTCGATTCTGCGGTCAGGTCATAACCAATCTGGTTGTTGTCGAGATCCATGCATATCATTACATCACCGGTTATGTGCTCTCTCAGGTCTATTGCAAGCTTAGCTACACACGGGATACGCGATTTCTTAGCTAGCCAGCCAAGAGCCAAGTGCCTTGCGGCATCGCCCCTTCCGTCTCTTTTTTCCTCGGCGCCGTACCGCTCACCCATAGCGTTCGCCCAGTTGATATCGTCCTGAGATATACCAAGAAGGTTTGCAATAAAAAGCATAACACTCATCACGACCTGACCTCCTTAATGACTTTCTCAGCGCTTCTGCCAACTACGTAGCCACCAAGTCCTATCTGCAACAAAGTCCAAGCCTCGTCCCTTAGAGGCGTTTGTAGCAGGCCCAGTGAGTCACCTACAGCTAGTGCCAAGAATGTAAGCATGGTTATTGGTCGCCAAGTCGCGGTGATCCAGTGCTCACTCTTGGCTTCGGAGTTGATGATCTCAGCGCGGGAAGTCATCATCTCTTTTTCGTATTCAAGAGACGAATCTAAAACCATTGCTTGGATTTCAAGAAGCTTGCGCTGTTGGATGATGCGCTCTTCTTCAGAGGTATGTAGCTCATCGATTAGTTCGGCGGCTGGCTTAAATATGCCGGAAATTAAATCGAGGAATCTCATGTTAGCCTTTTGGTATTTGGCCGCCTGCCATCCAAACCAAGCCGGAAACAACGGCCACGCCAATCACCCAATACAGCTTCTTAACTACTGATTCGCCGATAGCGGTGTAGACTTTCTCTATCGCTTTCTCGGCGGCGCGCTCAGCGATGATTTCCATTTGTTCTTCAGTTAGGTTTGCCATCACTTTTTACCTTCTTCTCGCTTTAAAAGCGCCTCAATAGCCTTAATCGCGTTCTCTTCGCTAAGTCCGCGAATCTTTTCAGATGCAGACATCGCTAAATCTAGCGCGCGCTGAACAGGATCTCCTTTCGCCGCCTGAATGCCAGATTTGATAGCCTCCTGCATTTGGCCTTTGAGCGATGTGGATGCAGTTGCCCCAAACATCCTGTCTAGCTCGTTCGCAAAAATAACTTGGGTAATAATATCATCTTCTAATTTCAGACCATACTTTTTTGCAACCTCATCTGCCAGCGCAATCGCGTCAAGCATTTGTACTCTCGACTGAAAGTTGCTCATTATTTTTCTGGCAGACGTTCCGAGCGACTTGTTTGCGTTTTCGCTGTCAAGATCAATTTGAGAGCCAATCGCCTTCTGTAGCCTGTTAAGAACGTCTGTGGTTTCTGAAAACCGAGTGTTTGCATCTCGGTAAGGCTCAAATCGGTCTCCAAGTATATTATTGATATTTCTGCGAAGCCCCTTTAACACATTCTCGGTTTTTTGAGATAAAGGGTTGGCCGACCTCTTTCCAAACTGGACCTGAGTATCAATAAATTGTTTGGCAGTATGCAATCCATACGCATCCGGCGCCCGAACATCGCTTAATCGTTGCAACACGTTCGTCAAAATCCGCTGTGATTGTTTGTCGCCCTGTATGTCTGAGTTTTTTAAAATTGGTATGGCAACGCCGTTTTGATCAAATTTAATGCCTACGTTAAGTTCTGCAAGATCATCAAGAAACTGATTCATTGCGCTGGAGTAGTCTATCTGCTGTCCACGCAACTGGGTGTTAGCAATCTCGCCGATATCCTTGCCAGCCTGTTTTCTGGTTTCTGTGATATGATTTATGCGCGATTGTAGGCTATCCCCAACAACATCTGTTGGCCTGTATATCGCTCGGAATTTTTCGCTTTTCTTTCCTTGCTTATAGATGTTGATCATCTGTTGCATTTTTTTGCGATCAATCGGGGTGCCTGCTTTTACTGTTCCAATCACCCCTTCTGAAAAGCCTTGTTCGATGGCGTTTATTGCCTCTCGATCTTTAACCACGCGATCATCAATTAAGCGTTGTCTCACAATGTCAACATTTTCAGGCTCTTCAGAAAACAACCTGCGAGTCTCTTGCTCTCTTGCTCGCCGCTCATCCATAAAGCCCTGAACGCCCTCAACAGCTTTTTGTACTGGGCCTCTTGGGGCTGGAGTTTGGGCCGGCTGACCATCTGGAGTCATTTGTGGCGGTGGCAGTTCTGGAGATGTTGCGCCAGCTCTACCTGATGGCCGTTGTCTTCCAGAAAGAGCGGCCATTCCTGACGCAGTCATTTGTGTCATTTGTGGCCCCAAGCCGGCAAGCGGAGCAAGTTGCGCACCAATTTCTCCAACCTCTTGAGTATACGCCTTACCGGTTTCTAGCTGTGGTTGGTATGTGTATTCTGCCGCAAGCTCGTCTGCTCGCTGTTTAATCCTTTGTGCGGCTTCTTGAGTACCAAACTGACCAGATGCGATCTCTTCAGCAAGTCCGTACAGGGTTCCTCGAATCATTCCTCCAGCGCCTGTGGTTGCGCCGGTAGCAACGACCTTTGCCGCTTCACCAGCCCCAGCGATGCGCTCTAGCATGCTTGGTGGTTCAGGTGGCGCCATCGTAGGGCCGTCTATCTGCTCAAGTTGCGATAGGGCCTCCTCCGTTCCAGCTTCTTGCTGGGCGCGCGTTAGTGGCGCAGGAGGAGCCTGAAAGCTGGGGGCCGCTTCTGGTTGCTCTGCGGTTAGCTGTGCAAGAGCCTCTGCAAGCTCCTGCTCTGTGGCGTCCTCTGGACCCTCTATCTTGATTACTGACCCATCTTCGGCCTGAAATGTATATATCGGCATCGCTGGCCCCTATGGTGTAGGTACAAGTGTAAATTTCTTTCCACCAACAGTTATTGATGTCGTTGGAGTTAATTGCCGCCCACCAGTTATTGATGTCGCTGGAGTTGATTGCCGCCCATAAATTTTAGCGAAATCATGCCCTTCTCTTTCAGCATTATCTCTAGCTTTCAGCATTAACTCTTGAATGTTTTTTATATTTTTCTCTAGACGCTCTGCGCTTTGTTTCAAAGACAGACTATCCAGTGAGGCAACAAGTCGCTTACCTTCTTCCTCGGTTAGCTGTCCAAGTCCGCGCATGTTTTCTACTTGATTTAAAAATATCTGTGCATTAAGAGACTCAACAGCCGCCTCAAAATCAGCGGCAGATTGACTAAATACCGTTGGGAATCGGCTTTCCATTGCTCCGGTGGCTACATCAATAGCTCTGCGATTACCAAGAAGGCCAGCATCGGCATTTGCAAGATCAAGGATTTCATTTGCGTTGTTTAACAGGGTATCAATTGCTGTTAAGCCCTTAATGGTTTTGTTTCCCTTCTCTAAAATTAAAGCCTCTCTATCTTCCTCAAGCTTTTGTATATCAAGTAATCGCTTGCGTTCTTCTTGCTCATTCTTTGCATTAGTTGCCGCTCTGGTTGCCGCCGCTATTTTTTGATTCTGTTTTTTAATTGATGGGTCTGTTATTAAGTGACCGACATCAAGACCCTTATTAGCCAAATCAATGGCCGCAGTAGACTCTGAAAATTTAGCTTCAGATGCCGCCTTTGCCGCATCTGCTTTTGCCTTTTCTAGTTGTGGGCCGGCTAGCCTAGACTCAATTTGAGCCTTGTTTATTTTTTGGTAAGACTCTGCAAACTTGTCTGGACCCATTGCGGCGGCAAGCGAAAGGCCGGCTGTTTTTTTAGCCGCTTCTGGATCAATTTCGTAAATTTTCATGATGCCCTTTAAGGCATCGGCACGCTGCGTATCGCCAGAGTTTTCTGCTCCATCTAACTGCTCCTGAAGAAGCGTTAGTGCAACGTCATCATTTCCAGTATCAAGTGCTGAGAATATCTGCATATTGAGATTTACATCAGACAGCCTTCTAGCTTCTGTCTGCGTATCATAGGCCCCCTTAAGCGCCTGAGTCATCTCTGGAAATTGCAAAATTAAATCAGAGTATTGCTTTGGCGTAGGATTGCTACCAAGCCCTTTGATAGCCTGCTCAAACTTGGCCTTTTTGTCTAAGACCCTCTGATACTCGGCCATCTTGGCTTTGTTAAACTCCATAGACTGAGCAGCCTGCGCAAGATTTGCGCCCTTCATGGCGATCTCTAATGGGTTTACCGTTTGTTGATACTGTGCGTAGTTAACAGCCATAATTTCACCTATTAATTAACCGCCACCAACAACTTCAAATGACGGATTCATTGTAATTGGAGCGGGGGTTGATCTTACAGCCAGAGGCCCATATCCCATAGTCCCCATCATTCCAAGAGAGCCAACTGATCCAGCAATGTTGCCCCACATGTTTGCGGTTGCTTGCCCACTTGCTAGCGCCGCCTGCGCCCTTGCATCACCAGCCGCCATCAGCGCGTTGCCAATGTTGGACGCAGACCGCATGCCTTGGGCGCCAACGCCAGCCGCAGATGCCTGACCTAAAGTTGCTAAGTTTTGTGCGTTTGCCTGCCCAAATGCGGTCATTCCGCCAAGCTTGGAGTAGCGATCTTCTATTTCAGCGCTAAGCATTTCTGGCCTAAACTGAGCAAGTGCGCCCTGAACATTGCCGCCACGAAGTCCACCGGTCGCAGACGCGCTCTGCAGTATGGCCTCTTCTCCAGCCCTTACCTTAGACTGAAACAGTGGGCTAGACTCAATTTGATCTATTGCTGCCTGCTGTGCTTCCGGCCCGTTCATGCCGATAAGGTCTTGCTGGGCCTCAAGCGCTGGGCGACCAACAGCAGAATAGGCTGCAAGCTCCTGTAGTTGTGGCGTGCCTGCCTCAACGTATGGGGCCATAATTTTCTGCAGAGCGTCAAACTGTCGCCTTTGCTCCTGAATCGACATGTCGGCCGCTTGGGTCTGTGCCTTAGCCGCAGTTTTCGCCGCTTTCCTTTGCGCTCTGCTAGACAAAGCACTTCCAACCACTGTGCTACCTACAATTGCTGTTGCTACTGCAGACATAATTCACTTCCTTCCCTCAAAAGGGGTATAAAATCGACATAATTGACAGTGATTTCTGTGCCGTAATCACCGCCAGAGCAACCACTTATATACTGCGTTGCCACCAAAAAAAGATCACCATTTGCACCCCTGCTTACCTTGCAGTTAGGGGATTCTGAATGATTAACACTTTTTCCGAATTTTGTAATTACTCCGCCCATCATTGCGGCACAAACAACGCCACCTTCTTTTATGGGCAGGCTCAAAAATAATCCTGAGCCATGAATGCTAGAGTCTCTAACAGACACCAATTGATGACCGTGAGTTATATCCATTTTCTCAGGCTTCGAATCAAAAAAATCTGAAACTTCCTTCTCAGAAAGACCAAGCTCTT